GCCTCGACTGATGCTCTTAATGTATCCTTAGTAAATATTACTGGCATTTTATGCTACCTCCTCTTCCTCTTTTTGATATTGCCATAAAATTAATTCCACCGATTCGAGATCAAGTGGAATTTTGTTAACGCTGTATACTGGATTATCTTCATCATCAAGCTCTTCGGTTTCTACAAGTTCATATTTTGCAGGCGGGATTATTATTGAAACAACATATGCATCCCTTAATCCAATATACATCTCTCCATTTTTCCTGCAAATATCTATAATTGTCTGACTGTCTTTCTGCTCTTCCTCCAAGTCGATTTCTATATCTTCTACAATTAATTTTGTCCCCTCTAAAGCTACTTCCGCATAAGGTCCAGGTTGGATTTTGGTAATTATCATCACATCACCCCCTATAAGCTGAACTTCTTTGCTGTCCAGCGCACTTTAACATTATCGGCGGTGCCATTCAGGCAAATCTTAAAGCCATTTGATTGCCTTTCATCTGCATAAACGTATCCAAGCTGAAATCCACCGCCTACAAAGTCATAAACATCAAGGTCAATAGCGTAATTGGTATCAAGCATATCGAAAGGCAACGACACATACACGAAGGGCGCACTTATAAAAGACGTTGGCGCATCCGGTTCAAGTCTTCTCACATCGGTTAGTGTAACGTTGCTAATATATGGATCATTGGCTTCAGTATTGCCGGCCGGGACAGTTACGCGATATAGCGGGATCCCATTGGCTGGGACAGATTTGTCTAATTCTGTGCAGAAAGCTTCCCATTTTGTAGCACCCATAGCAAGATATATGTAGCAATATTTTGCCATGCCAGATGAGTTACTTGGTATCGCAGCGCCATTTATTTCTGCCTCAATTGGGATGATCATCCCGCCTGTAAAGGCTTGACCGCTCGCTAAGTTGATATTTCTGGTTGCTGTGGCCGATTTTGTTACCGTGCAACCTGAAATGATCCCCTTGTTTTCGATTATCACTGTGCCCGTTTGGAATCTCTTGGTTAAAGTCTTGATAATTTCTCTGTTTGCTAGACTCCCAAGATCCATTGACCCCAGAAGGACCCCTAAGATTGCATTTTGCATGTCGGGACTAACGCCTTCTACTTGCTCCTGCAAATATGCAAGCATGTCTGCCAAAGTCGGTTTGTCACCTTTGGCATCATCAATTTCCGTTTCGCATCCGACCACGCGAGTGTCGAGATTCGAAAAATTGGCATCTATCTTGTCATATTTCTCATTCCATGCACTAGGCACGGCCGGGAACGAATCCGGATGTCTGCCTATTGTGCTGTACGGTAATGCCATGCATCTTCACCTCCATTAAAATCTGATTTTAATTTCCACTTCATAGGTCTCGTCTGTATCTTTAATTTTTGGAGAAAAACACCTATAGCCTATTAAATACCCGCTTTCATCTAATAGCCCCACCTCCGAAATTCTAGCGCCAACAAGCTCGTCTTTTTCGAGCCTCCCAGTCCCCGTCACGCTCATTGGATCTTCTTGCGTAACATTACTCAGCTCTTTTCTAAGCCGTTCGTGATATAAAGTAGTACGCGCCGGATCCATAGCTTTTGGCGTAAGATCTGTATTATGCCCACCATCGCCAAAAGCCATATATTTAACTTTCGGCAGTGCCGATCCGTCATACATATGTTTTGCAAGCCTTTGACGAAATTGATTTATTATCACCGCTTCAGCCATCTTTTCCCACCTCCTTCCTATAAATACGTTATCTTTGCCGAAGCCCTTGGCCCAGAATCGCCGACATTCCAAGAGCCATCAACAAAAATATTTTCATCATACCCGACAACCACGCCCCCTACTGGTGCCTGCGCATAGGTCGCGTAATTTACAAATCCAAATGCCTTCATGGGGTTTAAGCCTATATCCCAAGTCCCATCAACCAAGAGCCCTAATGGATGGCCTCCAACGAGCCACGATCCATCTACAAGTTGTCCGTCTATTTTCGGTTCTACTACATCATGTGGTTTTTTAGCATACATCCATTCCCAAGATGTTTTATGGACTTCTTCCCATGACGGATTAAGCACCCCCGTGATGATGTTTTTTGTAATGTATTTTCGAGCTACGACATTAACCGTATTTGTATATCCGACCTGCCATGAGCCGTCAGCCCTCAAGGGGATACGATCATCTTCACGTAGATCCCAAGGGTGCCCTATTGAAACGATATGAGGGATAATCGTAAGAAATCCTTCTGCCATGCATGGATAAACGGTTTCTACTGGTTCAAAGAAGATAAGTTCCCCTACTTTCCACGAGCCGTCTGCGATGAGTTGTCCAGTAGTATCAATCGTGTATGGTTTCGGGTCTGGCCCAACGACCCATGAACCATCAACCATGAGCCTGCACCATGGATAGTATTTTTGAGCTTGCATGAGCATGTAAAATCTTGGCATTGTACATTTTACTAATATAGCCATATCTAAGTTTAGCTTCATGATATAAAACCAAATTGGCCATGCCCGTGCAGGCTTCATTTCTTCGATTGCCCATTTTATTTCGTTTAGCCATTCTGTTCTTGCAGCCTCAGCCAAATCTAGCTTAACAGCGAACTGTGCCCAATGCGGTATGTCAGGCCATCCAGATATGTCATATAATCTTTGTATTATTTTTGGAGAATTGCCGGTTACTAACCACGTACCATCTGCAAAAAGTATTCCAGCATCAAGATATGCCTGCCTGGCTTCGTGATATTCGATAATTTCAACGTTGCTATAGCCTAAAACACCGAGTAATCCCAATATTCCTGCTTTTGTGCCTTTTATTTGATGCCATGCAACAAATTCTTTAATTAGCCCACGTTTAATTTCTGCAGCCCAATCGGGATCATATAAATCTACGTGAAATTGCCGTGCCAATAAATCCAAAACCGAGTTAGGAAGTTCATCTATCCTTGGTATTATTAATGCGTACTTTATATCGCCTGTGGCTTCCCGTAACCCATGATCTATTGCCTCGGCAGCATTGGCAGCTGATTCATCTGTTTTTATGTTTTCAGGCAATATATCTAGCAAACTCAGCTCTTTAAGATTAATCATCTTCTAACCCGCCATAAATTATGTTGGTGGTTATATCCTTCGCCACTTGATATTGTTCAAGTTTCACGAATACAGGTTGTGTTATTTGCACTCGCTTAGCCCCTGCATTTATGATTTTCCTCGTCAGTTCAGACGGGTTTATATCTCTGCCGAGCTTTTCTTTCTGCCAAGCTTTGAACTGAGCGGTTGCGTCTTCTATGGCTGATTGGATGCTACTTGCCAAGGAGGCATCGTCTTTTCTTATGTAATAAGTAAAGTTAATCGAATAATTTACTACCGTCGGGGCATGAACGTAAACATAATCTGTCAGTGGCCTTTTATTATCAGCGGAACAAATGGCTTCCACGGCATCTAATATTTCTTGGCTTGGCAACTGCCCACCCTTCAGCAAGGGGCAAATATTGACTTGGCCCGGTGTCGGTGAATATACAGCCACATCAGCAATATCTTGGTGTGCTGTTAATGCCCAATATTCATATGCTCGATAAGGCCCAGCCGTAGAAAATGATTCTGGCACAAGTCTAATGCGCTCTCTAAAAGATTCATCGCCTTCAATATCAATCCCGCCTGATGTTTCCGTAATATTTCCGGCACTTGCTATGTATGGAATGGGATCAATAAGCCTTTTTATCTGCCCAGGCAAGTAGCCATTCCCCACCTCTCCAACTGTCATACATTCAGCTGGTACATCCACGCTCAATTGTCCTGCGGGTATTTCAGCATATGTCGTTGTAGCAAAAATAATTTCACTTGATTCTGCCCTGACCCTGGTCCCCTTGGGTATAGCTATAACATCCTGTCTGGCTTCAGATAAAGCGAACCTGATAGTTGTGGTGGCAGGCTTCGCAGATAGACGCTTTACGCCAAGTAATGCACCAATATGATCAAGGTAATCTCCTATCGAATAGGCAAGTAGGTTCTGTTTCGCTGAGAAATCAATCAAAGCCCTTTGCTGGATAATAATCGAAGCAATTGATAGCAAAAACAGCCTAACAGGATCACCGGGGGCGAGCGTTCGCCCAGCAAGGTTTTCATAAGCGTTTATAATTTCGCTTTCTATAAGCTTTGCGTCTTTTTCAACAAATGTTATGTCTGGCAAATTATCAAGCATTTATCTCAACCCTCACTTTCGGCCTCAATATGCCGTCCATGCCGTCTCCTTCGTATCTAACTTCTGCCACTCGAGCACGAGGCTCCCACCTGCGTATTGCTGTAATGATTTCGGCTGTGAGTTTGGCTTTGGCAATGGGCATGGGATCATCCAGCATCGTGGCGGACAGCCCGAATTCACGATCAAGAGGTACAGAATACTTCATGGTTGTGAGAATTGTTTTCACGTTTTGCAAGACTTCTTCTTCCAATGAGCCGGGGGCAAAATTTATCTGATTTATACTTTCTGCAGTTATTTCGTACATATCACACATACTCCTCCAGCTCAATATTTAATTCGGCTATGAGCAAATTGCCACGATTATCAACTTGCTTATATTGCTGCCTAAGCGATTTGATAACCCATAAATTTTCACCGTAGCTTCTGTTTCCAATAATAAGTGACACCGCTTCGCCATCTTTCTGCAGTTGATATAATTTCTTAATCTCCTCTATAGGATTGACCCCAAAAGAAATATCAAGACGCATGACAAACGATATTGTGTCCAGTTCCGGACCCAAAAATTCTGTCTTGGGCTTTTGCATATGCACATCATGTCTACCAAGTCTAATAGATGAGGATTGTTCAAAATTATCGAAAGTGAGTATTTTGTCAGATGAAGTTGTAAAAGTTATTACTCTGTTAAGCTTTTGGTCACCAATAATACCTATCATAATTCATCACCTCACTGCGGAGGATCAGTCGGGCCGCCGCTGTCATTTTCTGGATGAACGTGATTTTTAAGGCTTAT